CTTCCGAGTGGCGTTAAAACCACTTTGGTCTATTCTAGACCTTCCTCTTCAGGCTAGGGCCGAGGGTCCATCTTTTGGTGGACTTAATAATCAAACCTCGTCTCGAGATCTGATGGGACGAGCTCACGGCATTCATGTCGTGAGTTAGTCTATATAAGGAGGACTATTGTGCCGGAGAGGTACAGAAGTGATAACATTCCAAACGTCTGGACTCATGTGATGACTTGCGGCTCGACCACCAATTCTACGGTGATCAGTGTCGCACAGCCACGAAGTATGACGGACTGGATTTCCCCTGGGTATTTCACCAAGCGGAAGAGAGGAGAATTCCTCCCAGTTAATCCCGTCAACTCTGTCGTTAAGAGCCTTAAGGCTCCGATCGGCACGCATGAGTGGATTGGCCGCAACCCAGCTACGCTGGAAGTGCAGGCTTACTCCCGAATTACTGGGAGTTTGTCACAAGCCATGATGTGGACGATGGGGTATACAACCCCGTTTGCCACTTTTCCTGGCTATATCAATCCTGGTCCAGCTCAGCCCGACACCTCGGTCTTGCTCACAGATGCACTAGCTAATGCTAGGACTGCGGGTTTCGACTTGGGAACGTTTGTGGCTGAGTTGAACAAGACGGTTGACACAATTCGGAACGTCCGCGAGCGAACTTTTGCTCGTGCGGAGAACATTGTTCATTCCCGTAAAGGGACAATCGCGTCGCGCGGTCTGGCAGGTTTCGCTGAAACCTGGCTGGAAGGGCGATACGGTTGGCGACAATTGTTCTTCGACCTTGAGGCGGCCAACGAATCTTTGATTCGCCTTCAAACTCTGACAGGCCCTTTCAATAGGGCTGCGTCTAGGGATGAGGCTACCGAAACCAAGGTCATTTCGACCTTTGGACCGGCAAAGATTCTGCGGCATAAGCCTTCAGGGACGATGACCAGCAACAACTACACTAAGGCCCAGGGAAATATTACCCAAAGCCTGACGCGTCGTTCAGCTGGTGGTGTCATCATCAGGTCGTTGGCCAATGACTTGGCCTTTATCGATCCGATTGTTACCACGTGGGAAGTAATACCGTTCAGCTTCATCGTTGACTGGTTCGCCAACATCGGTGACGCTTTAGCGGCATACTCTCCCTTCTCCACCGGTCAGCTACTTGGCGCATGGACGGGCACTGATAACGACCGTACTACGGTCTTCACGTGCACGCCCTTGGATCCTGATGATTCGCCTTCCTTGGTGAATTCTTATCAGGGTCCCGGCAGCGACGTCAGCATAGCTAGCGCTCGTTACCGGATACGTTATGTAGCGGACCCCTCCTTCAGCGTTTCTGTGCGCATTAACCTCAACAGGGAGAAGATTGCCGATTTGGCATCCATCTTTGTCTTAAAGTATATGCGACTTCTCAGGAACATTTCAAAAATAGCCCGAGTGTAAATTGCACTCATAATAAAGGAGCCAAACATGGCTGACTTTACGATACCCGGTACTTGGACCTATGACGGTTCCAAGGATGGTGTTCAGACGAGATTCAGGGTGAGCGGTCATACCACTCAAGAAAATTACCTCGTGATCTTTGATCGCAAGGTCCCTGAGCAAGTGAACGGTGGCTTCAGCAAGCCTGGCTACAGGGTTCGCATAATCCGATCCTTCGTGGATGCGGACAGTGTTCCCCTGCCGAGCAAAGCTGTGGTAGATACCAACATTACCTGGCCGATTGAGGCAACAGCCTCTGACGTCAAGGCGATGATTACGCTCCTCGGCACCGTTTTCGGTGACGCGGAGCTGGCATCTGACATCGTAGATGACCAATTGTTGCCCGGGTTAGCATAATGAGCGGTGATGAGCTGATCATTGCGATCAGTACAATCACTGTCTTTGTTGCCTACCTGGCGTACAATTACCTGGCCTATACAAGGCCGGCCCAAAAGGCCCCCCCTAAGTTGTCGGAGAAATCCGGCAGGGAGATGGAAAATTGATCATCATGGATGTTTATCGTTCACTAAAGGAGATATCATGGCTAAGCCAGATTCGAAGACTCTTTCGAGTCCTCTCTCTCTTTCGTCAATTGTATCCAGTGCTTTCAAAGACCTTGAGAGATATCTTGGAGAAGCTGAAAAGACAGCGTTAGCAATATCGCTGTCCCTAGGCTCCCTTCCGGAGACCCTCTCTTTGGTTTCGAAGCTGGCTCGCGACGCAGAAAAGTTCGCATCCGCGAGTTACCTAAACCTTGCTGCTCTCCGTCAGATTGAAGCTCTTCTTAAGAAGAACGTAGATCTGCCGGGTACGAGCCCGATCTTGCGGAAGGATACTGCCATGTCGAAGTTCTTAGCGTCTGAAAAGACGTGTAGGATAACGAATAAGCGGCTGTCCTTCTACTCGATGAACGAGACCCGAATGTCGGAAGACAAACAGGTTTTAGTTCATATGATCCGTGGCATCATTGCTGATATCATGGGTCCAATCGGTCGTCTCGAATTTCAAAAGATTCTTGACGCAGCGGGGTTCGGGCCTGGATTCACCTTCAGTAGTAAAACTGCTGAGCACCGTAACCTGTACTTTAAGGTCGCGGAGCATCACAGCGTAACTGCTGACGCCCTGCCCTACGTTAAGTGTTTGCTAAATCACTGCCCGAGCTGGAAATCAGCTCTGGTAGACAATGGTAAGCATTTCGACGTGGTGCGGGGGAATCGAGTTACCACTGTCCCTAAGGACAGTGCTACTGACCGTACTATCGCTATCGAACCCTCCTTCAATGTTTTCATTCAGAAGGGCGTGGATATATATCTGAAGAGGCGTTTGCGCCGTCATGGCGTGAACCTCAAAAATCAGACATTAAACCATGGTCCGGCGCGAGTAGGTTCTCAGAGACCGCTTCATGCGGCGACTGTTGACCTTTCAAGTGCCTCTGACACTGTAAGTGTTGAAGCGGTAAGGTGGCTATTTCCGGAGTTTTGGGTGTGTCTTCTCGATGATCTAAGATCAAAAGAGTACACTCTTGACCGAGGTGAAACCTGGCATAAGTACGATAAGTTTAGCTCGATGGGCAACGCTTTCACGTTTCCTGTCGAAACTATTCTATTCTATGCTACAGCCAGGGCCTGCACGGTCTTTTCGGGTGGGAACCTTTCAGTCCTCCGTGTATACGGAGACGACATCATTGTCGATCCACGAGCATACCTGCTCTTATGTGAGATGCTGAAGTTCCTTGGTTTCACACCGAATCAGAGCAAATCATTTGCTTATGGCTCGTTCCGTGAGACTTGTGGGTCCGACTTCTACTCGGGAGTCGATCTACGCCCGGTTTACGTCAAAGAGATTCCAAAGGACGACCAAGGGGTGTATAACCTCTATAATCGTCTTATCTGGAACCGGGTAGGATTCCGTATGCATAATCTTTGTGCATACCTGTATGGCTGCGTGAAGCGACCCTTGATTGGGCCCCCCACGTTACCTCCAGGAGAGGAATTCCTCACTTGGTACGCTGGTAAGAGTGTTCATTATGATCACTACATCCATGCACCTCGTGATTGTGGCGATAAATTCTTTCGCCACGACCCGAAGCTTGGAGCAACCACGTGGAGGATACAAACGTTACGGTTTCGACCGTTGCGGCTTGATACCTCGTGGTGGAACTCTCAGCTTTATTACCTTGCATTCCTTCTTGGCGTGCCTGGTAAAGACGTAAAGTGTAATAGTCGTTTCAAGAGGATGGTTCAGTACGAGAATATCTCGTATTGGTCTGACCCCCCTTGGCGGCCGTATCACTTCGATTTGTGACACTATCCGCGGAGACTTCCGTCTCCAAGTATGGGCAATGGAAGGCGGTGCACTGACTTAGTGCTCGTCTTACCAGGAGGATTTAC